CGCTCAGGCTGATGTGGATGCAGTGCTAGCGGCTGTTTACGCGAGGCGGGTGGCATTTACTCACGCTACACCTGATCTTGACATTTCTGGGACGAACAGCGCCCCCGGAGGGGTGTACCAAGATGGCGATCCTCCAACAACGGGCCTGGAGTACGTATTTGAGATCGCGACGGACCCGGAATCTGAGGGCTACTTTACATGGACAGTCGCGTGGAATGGAGGCACTGCCCCGTGATGCTAGGAGGCAAGAACTTGCTCCAAGGGCAAGCCGCGTTTTACCCTATTGCGGATGGTGGCGCGGCCAAGGCCAGTCTCCCGACTCCACGCAGAGACAGTTTGTGTCTTGCCGTCAAATGTAATGTAGTTGTATCGCCCGCCAGGATGGGTAGTCAGCGCATCCTTTACCGACCAACCGCGCTTAAGTCGCCCGTGCAATACAGCAACAGAGAGTCCGGTTTCCCGCGCCCACGCAGAGAGGTTCTGTGTTTTGCCATTAAATGTTATCCTGCGCTGGGGGGAATGAGCAACGGGCTCAGTCAATGCCTTCTTAATGGGCCAGCCCCTGTAAATACGGTCAGCGATTACAAAGCGGCTGATGCCAGTTACTCTTTGCCACTGCATGAGCGTTTTGGTTATGCCGTTGAAAGTAATGCAGTGATTCGCTCGCGTATTGTTTGCCTGTTGGCGCTTACTCGCCCAGCGGCAGTTATTGGGCGAATAGTTGCCATTGTTATCAATGCGATCCAGCGAGTGTTTGGCGGGCGGGTCGCCCATGTCCTCATAGAACGCGACAAAGCTGTCGCGCCATTTATCGCAGATGGTGATGCCACGCCCACCATAATAAGCAAACGAGTTATTGCGTGGGTTAAGACAGCGGTTCTTCATGTGCAACCAAGCACGATAGACTCTCGAATAGCGTTTTCCATGTCTCTCTCGCATAGCCACCTCCTGAGTCTATTATACCGCATAGGCGATTTAATGTCAAGTTTCAATACATGGGTTGTGCACAGGCGACTAATACGCAATGGTGCAAGATGCTTGTAAACATGACACCTAAGCAGTGGACTGACGGGAAGGCATTGCTGGCCAGGCGCAAGAACAAAAAGGCGCCTGGGGTTGCAGTTCTAGTCCTGAAAAGGGCCATCCTGATTGGCCCAGACCAGAAGTATATTGTTCCTACCGGTTGGTGTGAACGTGGCGACGTAGTAGTGGTGGCATCGGGGCGGCGCCTCCGCGGCCTTGAGGAAAAAGGCGTGGTAACACGAGACGTTGAGATACCGCCATTCCCTACGTGCAATTGATTATCAAGGAGATAAAATGAATTCCGAAACACTACGGGCCGAAATAGAGCGGGCGGGAGCGGAGGCCCAGCAAATGCTTGTGGAGCACCAGAAGATGAAAGACGCATTGGTCGCTTTCACGGCACATGTCAACTCAAAACTTGGCGAGCTGCGGGGCTACCAGAAGCTCTTGGCGGGCATGGAGGAAGAAGATGCCTAGCCGCGACGGAACAGGCCCGCGCGGTGCTGGGCCACGAACGGGGCGGGGCGCTGGTTCTTGCCCGCCGCGCACGACAAAACGACCGCGGGTAGTCAGGCCACTTAGGCGCAATGTCAAGCGGGCCATCGGAAAGCGGTAGGTGAAAACCATTGTCTCGACGCTGTATAATCGGCCCGGTTATACGCGCCAGTTGCTGGAAGCGCTGTCCCAATGCGATGGCATAGGCGAGTATACCTACTGGGCATTTGTAGACCCAAGTGATCAGTCAGGGGTCAAGGAACAACTCGAATGGGCACGCGATGCGGGCTTCTTCAAAGAATGCCATTGGGTCGTCAATGAACAACGCATCGGCATTCGCCTGAACATGCAACAGGCGCTTGAGAAAGTCTTTGCGCAAAGAGTTATTGTGCTTGAGGACGACTGTATCCCAGCGACTGATACGCTACGTTACTTTGAATGGGCGCTTGACGAATACGAGCACGACCCTGAGATTTTCACAGTTACGGGGTATCACAGGCCACTGATGCGCAGCGAGGACTGGGCCAGGAAGAATCACAACGTTGCACGGCGGCGGTGCTATTTCCACCCGTGGGGTTGGGCGACTTGGAAAGACAGATTGGCGAAGATCGGATGGGCGCTACCGGGCGTAAGTTGGGACAAGTATATTTTGGGTTACATGCAGCATAATGAGCTGTATGAGATTTATCCTGCCGTACCGAGGGTCAAGAACGTAGGCCAAAAACACCACCACAACGGCTGGGCTTGGGCAGGCAACTGGGAACTGCCTATGGCCTGTTGGCAAGAATACGGAGAAAACCAATGTCAGATTTAGTAACAACTTTCAATCATATATTTCAGGCGGCTGTAGTCGCGACAGGTAACGGTACTGCCATGTCCGTTGGTGGCATCGCGGCTGTGGGCGTTCAGGTCGCGGGCATTGTTGCGGGTGACGTAGCTACGTTTGAGGGAACTCTCGATGATACCAACTGGGTTGCTGTTAACAGCCAGAACCTGAACGATGGCAGCGTAGGGACAACCGCAACAGCAGATGGCCTATACCTTGCGCCCGTTGCGGGGTTGAACCAACTGCGCTGTCGCATCAGTGCTTGGGGGGGCGGTGGCACGATTACGGTAGTTGGCAAGGGGGTTCTCAACCCCGCAGGCGTAACCTTGGCGGATGTCATTCTGGCAGCTAACTCTGGCGTGGACATTGGCGACGTGACGGTCAACAACGCCATCGGTGCTGGGGTCTACGTGCGCACGGGCAACAATGTGCCAGATGCGACCTACATCGGTGACATCAAGTTCGGTGAGGCGCTGCCAGCCAATGCTGGCGTTGACATCGGCAACACGGGCTACAAAGGCTACACCACGGCCAAGTCGGGCCAGATCACCGTCACCACAGCGGGCACAGCAGTCGTCGGCACTACCGAGGCAGGCAGTCTGTTCTGCATCAAGGCGCATCCCGACAACACTGACGCGGTCTGGGTTGGACAGGACGGGGCCAATGACGTAACCAACGCCAACGGCTTCCCCCTGAATCCAGGCGAGACCATCGTGCTGAACATGGCCAACCTGAACCAGGTCTACTTCGATGCTGACGTGAGTGGCGAGAAGGTCTGCTGGATTAAGTTGGCGTAACATGGGACATCTCATACCACTCATAACGCCGTTGCTGAAGCGACCGTTGCGCTATCTCCTCCGCGCCACCTTCGACGCGGCCGACCAGGGCTACACCGACGGCCAGGTCCTGGACACCGTGGCCGAGGGCGTGCAGGACGGCCAGCTCACCGTCGTCGAGGTGGACGGCACGCAGGCGATTGTGAGCAATAAGTGCGCGTTCACGGCGCAGGCTGGGCCAGCCTGGGGCGACCTGGGCTTCTACTCGCAGGCGATAACGAGGGCGCTGGGGCGGGGGCTGCTGGTTACTATCAACATTGATGATGTTTCCGAAGCTATCTTCCCTCAGATGTGGAACGATACGGGGGGCCTTAGCCACTTGGCAGACTATATTTATCTCTATGTTGTTTTTGGAGATGAATTAGGCGCACGGGTTTATGACGGCGCTGGCGGCTTGTTGGAATCGGACTACCTCATATCCGTTACCGACTCCACCGACTACCGGCTCGCCATCGTGCTCGGCGGATACGACGCGGCTAACGGCGTTCCCTGGCGAAGTGGCCAGGTGGCAGCATCCTATCTGTTCGGTGCGGCATTCTTCATCAAGGGCGGTGCTTTCACAAACTGGACATTACTCTGGCGCACCACTCAAGGCAACACCGCCACGCTGTACGCCGCTTTCAGCAACTACGACGCCGCAGGGACGACCGATTCTTTTCGAGTTGCAGACCATAATCTCTCCGCCGTGCTCCAGCCGAACAACCTGAGCCTGTTTGCAGCAGCAGGTGAACTCAGCGCCTACACGCCGGAACTCGGCAGCGTATGGAATGAGGACATCGGCGACTGGGACACAGCAGGCGGGGTGCTCCAGGCTACTACGCTGGGCATTGCCACCTTCACCGGCCTAGCCGACTGCCTCCGCGACGCCAAGATCACCACACCGGCAGCGGGCACGACGGCAGGCGGCCTCGTCTTGCGGGAAACGGACTTGACTGGCGGGTCCGAGGACTACTGGTACGTGAAGCTGACGCCTGGCACAGCGGGCACAGACTGGGAACTCATCGAGTACGTGAATGGTGCAGCCACGCAGCGGGCCAGCGGAGACGTGGACTGGGCAGCAGCGACGGCTTATGCTATCCGTGCTATTTGCGATGGACAGACCATAGATTGCTTCGCGGACAGCGGCGACAAGATCACTTACGGCTCGGCAGCCTCTGGCGAGACGGCAACGAGTTTCGGCAATCGGGATGAAGGTAACGCCAACATGACTTTTGACAACGATGTCTTGTTTGCCAGAACGAGCAGCGTGTACGAAGCAACTTTGGGCGGAGTGTGAACATGGCGAAATGGACAGCCGAGATACTGAGCTCCTGGACAACCGACCCTGACGGGCAGCGTAGCGTGAAGGTGACGCGCGACTTCGCGGGCATCAACATGAGCGACACAACTGGGCAGGAAAACGTCATACCTGATCCCAACCTGATGATTTGCCGCATCACCTGCGAGGCCGCCGTGTTGGAGGCCATCGAGGCGGGCGGCTATCAAATCATGTGGGCAGAGGAAGTGCCGGAGGAGGTCGTCTGATGCCGCAGCCGATCAAGATACCGAAAGAGAAGAAGCGCGACGGTGTACCGCCAGCCAACGAGTGGGGCCAACTGCGTTCGTATCTCGCCAAAGACAAGGTGGGCCAGGCGCAGATCAAGGAAGCCATTGGCGGAAATGTCGGCGGACGCGACAGGGCAGCGATAGCTGAGAAGCTGCGCCGGTGGCTGAAGACGAGGCCGAAGGCTGAATGAGCAAGAGGTTACCTGCCCTCGTCGCTATATGCATATTGGCAAAGTTGGTGGTGGCATGTACGATGACGCCCAAGTTGTTGCCTGAACACAGGGTATACCTACCGCTGGTCATGCGTAATATGCGAGACGTCAAGGGCGGCATCTCTTACCCCAAGGAAGACCTGGCCGACAGGGGACAAGCGTTATCTGACATCGGCGCAGTGGCTACGATGGACTGGGGCTTGGGCACAACGACGGGGCATGACGACATAGCCAGGGCATACGGTGTTGAGTGGTTGCCAATGCAGTATGGATGTGGCGTAAATACAGAGCGGCTTGCTGATTATGCTAGAGAGCATCCTGGTTCCCGCTGGCTCATCCTGAACGAGCCCGACAACGCCTGGCAGGCTGATTGTACACCAGAGAAGGCGGCAGAGGCATACAGGACAGCTTCGGTGGCCATTCGGTCAGCAGACCAGACCGCCAAGTTATACTGTTGCGGAACGACTACGTTTCCGTCGCACATCAGCTACCATCGCTGGTGGTCTGAAGCATATTATGGATTATACAACGAGTGGCCCGAATTGGATGGGTTTCACCTGCACAGCTATGCACCAGGCTACCACGACAGGCTTAACTGGCAGAACCGAATACTTGCGCTAGAATACTTCCGTAACTGGCAACAGCAACAAGAATGGGCCAAGGACAAGCCGGTTATCATCAGCGAGTGGGGTGTCTTTGGCACAGCGGCAGACATTCCTTTTGTTGCCAACGAGTACGTCCCTGAAACGATAGATTTCTTCGAGGATACTGACTGGATAGAATTGCACCTATGGTTCTGTACCCACGAGCCCAGGTTTCAGATAAGCGATATATTTGTAGATACCGAGAGTGATACGTTGACGGCCATCGGCGAGGCGTGGAAAGCGGCAGTGTGGCCGGATTAGCTTGTGTGCATAATGTTGCTGTTTTGTCAGCATTTTACACACATAATCAACACCTTACGCAAGACACAGATTGTGACGAGAATAGTAACATTCTGTGCATAGACCAAGAGGAGGCACGGGATGCCCAGGAGAAAACGAATGGCCCCGGAGCAATGGGTAGAGGGAATGAACGCTTTAGCGAAACCAAAACAGAAAGAAGCGTCTGGCGTAATGGTAAGGGCTTTGGTCAAGGCCGTCTTAAATGGTCCCAACCACAAGACTATAGGTTGGGTCCAGCCTGGCGAAATTGTCGTTGTAGCTGGCGGATGGTATGCTAACGGGCTAATCAAGAAGGGCTTTGTCACATACGACATAGAGGTCCCTGCCATTCCTGAACCCAACGAGCCAGAAGCCACCGCGGCTGCGAGAAAGCTGGCGGGAGAATTCTCGATAGACCTTCGTCATGTTGTGGCAACGGGGCGTAACGGGCGCATTACCAAGGCTGACGTGCAAGCAGCTGTGGACAATCGATTCGTAGATGTCTTGCAAGAGATTGCCGATGAAGCCGCCCAAGAGTCCCTTGAAAACGGGGTGCTGGCGTCCCTGGATGGTACACCTGATGATTGAAGAGAGCAAGCGGTTCTGGCAAGAAGTGGGCCAAGGGGCACTAGAGCAGTTGCAGTCGACAAAAGACAAGCAAGAACTAGACGCGTGGCACCGAAAATGGTTGGGGCGCAAGGGGTTCTTCTCGCTAGTATTCAAAGCGCTTTGGGGCAAGAATTAAAATGGCCTTTTCTGACTACACTACGTTGGCAAACGCGAAGCTCTATGCCGGAATATCCGGGACAGACGACGACGCGGCGCTCAAAGCTCTGATACCTGTAGTTTCGCGTGAGATAGATGCGCTGACACACAGATTTTTCTATGAGTTGTCCAGTACTCGGTATTACGACTTTCAAGACCACTGGCGGCTCATTCTTGACCAGGACCTGCTCAGCGTTACTACATTCACCAATGGGAATGACGATGTTCTTGTCGAGGACACAGATTTCTATTGCTACCCACTCAACGGCCCTCCGTTCCGGCGGCTAAACATACGCACAGACACCGGCACATTATTCCAGTGGTCGGGCTCGTTGCAGAAGGCACTGTCGCTAGAGGCCCTGTGGGGGTATAATACCGACTACGCCAACGCATGGGTTGATAGCGGGGATACAGTACAGGATGCCGTAAGCATCACCGCCGCAGCCACGAGCGTTACGGTAACTGATGCAAACAACTTCGCCACACGCCAAACAATCAAGATTGGCGACGAACAGATGCTCGTCACAGACAGGGATACTACTACTGAGATACTGACCGTCACGCGGGGGATCAACGGCACAGATGGGGCTATACACCTCAACGGAGTTGACATTGATATTTGGGTCGTAGAGGGACCCATCGTGAGGGCGGCTAACGGGTGGTGTACGTTTTTGTTGAATTACGCATCGAAAATTGGGCTGTCACGCGTCAAAATGGGAGATTTTGAAGAAGCTCTAGGATTCTTCTTGAGTCGTGACATACGCGAGGCCGCTCCATACGACGTTGGCTTGATCGTTGAGGAATACAAGTATCGCAGCTACTGGAATAGGTTCTGATGGGAACAAGCAGTTGGTTCAAAGCTGTTCTGCCTCATACCTGCACGATAGAGACGTGGACAACTGTTGCTGATGACGGCTTTGGACAGCCTATTAAAGTTTGGGGCACTCTCGTAGCAGACAAGAAATGTCGCCTCCGAACATTGGAGACAGGGCGTCCATGGGAAGTTTTTTCGCCCACGAGGGGTGAAATGGTCGCCTGTGAATTTCAGGTATTTTGTGCACTCGACGAC